GAAGGTCCCACGGTGATCTCACGGAGAAAGTGATTTTATCGCATACATACGCCAGTTAAAGTCAGGGTGACTCGGTTGTACGTTGTTTCCAAATATCATCAACGCCACTGATTAGGTGGTCTACACTAAGTTAGTGTATATACCGCTGCACGAAGCACGGCAACAGACACTGTGGCTGAGCCACTGGCATCGAATACAAGCGTTTGTGACGCTAATCCGACTACTACTTTATAAACGAAACATCCATAGGTGGCCGCAGCGTTGATGCCACTAGACTCCAATACGGAGACCGAGGCGGTCGACGCTGCTGTGGTTGGCGCGATTATGGTTGCACCGTCCAAACGCAACACCACGATGTAAGATCCCACAGTTGGGAAAACAGCGGTGTTCGTATTGACCGTAAAGGCGGTTCCGGTAGCAGCTGTGGTCCCGAATAGATTCGTCTTGGACCCTGCTACTGCCACCGTTCCTTCGAGATATGGCGTGGCCGCACCGGCGATTTCAGGCTTGTACAGACTCACGTCGTAACTAACCCAAAGTTCTCCGATAACTGCGCCAGCCGTCCCTGGAAGACCAGTTGTGGCAATTTGGAATTTGCCTAGGTCGCTCATCCTTGCGTCCAATCCAGAGGTCGCACTCGACGCATCCCGCACATACAACAGCTTCGACTGTGTTAGTTTCGGGTCGCATTCGACGGTGTGGATTTGACTTTGGGACGGCTTGGCTGATACGGCGTATTGGGAGTTCTCCATATGCAATTTGTCTGCAAAGGCGTTCTCTGTGACGTCGTAATTGGTGGCTAAAATCACCGCTCCAAGCGCACCTCCAGCAGTAATATCGCTAGAGAGTGTCTTAAATTCAAACACCATGCCATTAACCTTGTATTGCTGGTAATTGGCAGCTAGTGCGGCGAGCCACGGAAATGTGGCCGCGTTACCTGCGTTTATGGTGAATGCGGTATTAGCGAAAGCTGTCGGGGTAGCGGGAACAACTATATCTTGGATGTATTCACGGTGTCTCACGCGGGTTTCCTGTCCAATCATCCCGAAGGACGGGACCGATTCACCCGGCGCAATCGCCATACTCTCTTTATATATGCTGTTGCTCTGAACACTATAGTCCCCAAACCCAAGAATGCGTGACAACCCATTTCCGAGGAACCCGCCGGCTGTTCTGCCGGCCATGGCCCCAAGGACTGGTCGTCCTGCGCGTGCTCCGAGGGCCGCTCCGCCGAGCGCACCTGCCTTGCGTCCAAATGCTGCGAATGTCCCCTTCGGGACGAGTTGCTGCATGACTGGGACGACACGGTCTGTGTAGTAGTTACCCTGTCCATCGACATGGGCAATTGCTTGTTTCTGTTTGTTTTTGTTTTTCCTGTTGACCATTTACTTGTTTTATTCCGTACGTCCTGACTAAATGGGCGGGGGCGTCACTCCCCGGGATGTCTCCTTCTGCCCCTTCGCCGACTATCAATAGTCGGCGGCGCACAGCTTACCGAACACTGGGTGCTCGAGGTATGCCGGCAAACTGTCTACTCGCATCATCAGTTTTTCCACATCGTGTACTTCTTCTGGTGTGATCGAGTATCGCGTCCAGATCGCTTCAAGGGCGACCGCGCGGTCCACCGCTACATCGGAGAGGCGTGGTTTCCACGACTCCTGTAACGACTGGACGACAGCACTAGGTCTTCCTAGCCGTCGTAGGGCTCCGATAAAACTACCCAAGATCGGGTAGTCCGGTGTGACTGTGCCGTACGACTGTGAGAGTGCCCAAGCGACACGCCTAACTGCCTCTTCAGGCGTCTGGCGGATTTTGCGCTTGCCGTCTTTGACCATAGTGATCGTGACTGGGTTGTTTAAAACTTTCCCAAGCTTAAGAACACAAGACGGTAACGGCATCCACGCAATCCCTCCTGCACTGGACATGAACCAGCCTTTGAGAAAGGTGACATTGTGAACGCTGTTAGATGGGAAATACTTGACGTCGAAACCCAATTCACGTCCGGCTTCTGCCAGGCCCCCCGCATGCCTGCCTCTCATAAACCAGAGAAACATGCACAAAGTGGACATGGAGTTGAAGGACGTAGTTGTGGTCACGCCGGTTGGCATCTGCGTACCAGCACGGCCCCGGGCATAAAAACGCCCTTTCCGTGCGGTATATCCAGAAGAACACGCGTCGTACGCGGCTGTAATGAATTCCTCACTGAACCCAAAAGCCTCGAGCACGGGACGCATGAACACCTTCATGGGTCCATCGTCCTGCGTGTGGTCAAACTTAGACTGATCCGCTTCGCCTGCGACCTCGTCGCAGACACCTCCCCAACCAACGACGGAATCGTCGCCGGACATCGCGAAAACCGTCTCCCCGTCAGCGATGGCTTGGCCGATCTCTGACAGTTTGACTTGGTCAAAACCAGAAGCGAAGAATATGCGCACCGGAGTGCCATATACATCCCACACACGACCGTCAAAGCGGTCGTGAAGTTCGCTGGCTAATTCACGAGCTGGCCCTCCCATTCGGGCGTGGACAATGGCAGGCAGATTTTGGATGGCGCGCGGTTTCATAGTCTGCACCCCATCCACATCTTTGCACGCGGATATCGTCTCGTTGGCCTTGAGGTTGATCGTCTTCGCTAGATAAAGCGTATCCCCGCGGTAATCCGCGGTCAACGCTTCAGCCAGCCTGACCCCCTTCTTTCCCATTAGGGCAATGTTCTCCTCCTCCGTCACAAAACTGGTTTTGATACCAACTGCGAACATTCGGATGAAGTCCATGCCCAGCACTCCCCACCGGGAGTGGCGATCCTCTGTAGCATGCGGGTTATCTACAAAAGGGTCGCGATGCGTCCGTTGCAACAGAGCCGCCAATAAATTGACGGCAACGTTGGCCGGTTGATGCATAAGGCGATCCGTTATCAGAACTGGATAAGTGACGTTTTTCCCGACCTCATTTCCAAGAAGGTCGAGAGCATCCTCTATGCTCGTCTCAATCCGGTCTACAAACACCACCAACTCTCCACGAAAATCGACAGGAACGGTACGGATTCGGGTCACGTAGGAGGGAAGAACGGAGCCAGGACGTATTGCCTCCCAATTCCCATCAACCACTGTGACCTGTCTCCCCTCCGCGTATTCTGTCTCAAATCGCTCATAGAGTCGGCTGTGCCGGTTCGCAAGATGGTAGTTCCAACCCAAATGGGCGAACAAAACCAACCCGACGGTGAATACCCCTAGTTTGATCTCGAAATCCTTCAGATAACTCCAAACCCCGGGGACCAAAACAATATTGGCCACCATCCCAATGCCCCATCCACTGACTACGCAATAATTCCACCAAATGTGGACCAAAAGCGCGCCAAATGAACCACGGACTCCGTATCTATGCAGGCGCGAAGCGAGCACATGTAGGAATCCAGACGGGACGGGGTTTGCCCCCATCCCCACGTTCCGCAGCGTTTCGAATGTGATGATAACGGGTGTGAAACACGGCACAATGTACCGCATCATTTCCTCCGTCAATGGCGCCACCAACACGACCAACCACCACATCAACTCTTGTGGCGGTCCTGTGTATGTCTCAATGAATTTCGTCTGGATCTGAAAAACCAGGCAGAACCCGATGATCCCTGACAAAATGCGCACAAACCAGCGGTCACTCGCCAGCTTCTCCGTCGGCGCCGACAAGGCTCGGGCCGTCATCAGATCCTGTTCGGACGAAACAACGGCTTCCCTCATCGACAGCAACTTGGCTGAATGCTGCTCCCTTCCATAATAAATCACGGCTTCAGTCGTCCCGTAGACGATCTCCGTGTAGATTTCTGGATGGCGAGACAACAGAGCGACCATAAGGTCATCATGTCGAAACGCACTGGTGACCGCTGACATCGCCATGTCATAGGCCTGCCCGTTCGGCCCCTTAGAAAGGTGCTTCGGACCCAGTACGGCCAGAACTTTAATGTGCACTCTGACACGACGTATGGTTGAATCCAACCACATGGAATGCCATGTTTTGTTGTACACTGTGATGTCCCGATACTGGATATCGCCTTGCGGGCGAATCAAACCCCCCAATTTCTGGGCTCCAACCTTCGTCAACGCCAATCGCGTGACACGGTACGGTCCAAATGTCTTGACCGGGGCTATGTCAACTCCACAATGTGAGCGTTCTAGCAACCAGCCTGGACTTGGGTGGGATGCGTAACCCGAATAGGTTGCGTCCGGCGTCGAATGGATCATCCCATCCTCAGTTCTGTAAAAAACCTGCTCAAATACCTTCTTATCACCATCCATATAAGGCACATCACAACCAGCTTCGCCAACAAAGACGCGGTTGATGACATGCACTGTGCCAGTTTTGGATTTGCGGATTAACTCCTTCACAAACTCTGGTGAGAGTTCTTGATAGGGATTGTCACCGCATTGGTAAACGTCGCACAACACCACCACATCATACGTGGCATTATCGACAAAGGGCTCTCTGACGTCGACCCCGCGAGCGCTATCACCCATGATAGCGGTAGACGGGGCGGCGTGCCAATTGACTTCGAATGGTTTATCACTGATTCGGCCCCCTCGCGAATACAAGCCGTATGGACCTGATTCACGTGGATCGAATTTTCGTGATCGCGCGCTGCCAAACACATCGAGGGCGCTCATGTCTACGCGCCCCTTGGACGCGTGTGCCATGACCGATACGATGGCTGCCTCGCGACATCCGGCGCTGTACGCGTGCGGGTTCGATTCCCTCTTCACACGTGTAACAGCGACGCCCATGGACTCGAGTGCCTTCGCCGCGCCCTCATCAGAGGCTGCGATGGCAACAGTTCGAGTTTTAAACCATTGGGCTATGTCTTTGAACACAGGTTTAGACACCGCCGTCGCGGTGCCATTTTTATGCACAGTCTCAATACCGCCGTAGCGTGAATTCTCTGTGCTCCCGCCTGAAAGCGGTCGCGGCGCGTTAACACCGCGGTTGTCGGCACCATTCGCTAATTGCGAAGTACGGACACCACCCATCGGTGGGCTCGGGGACTGAATGTCTCCGATCGGTGACGGGCGGGCCGAAGCGGCCCCCACCGAATTGGAATAAACGACACCAGAACGTGCAGCGCCTGCACGGCGTCGGGTGCGTTTACGACCAGGCGGTCCTGAACTCGTGAGATCAGGTGCGGGTCGGTTAGAATCGGCGGCA